AACCAAAGAAAGGTACAGTTTAACAAAGATCTATATGAAGTTTGCGATATGGATCCAAAGACTCCGATCGACTTGAATGACTTGGTACTGAGGTTAGTATGATCACGTTAGACAGGTTAAACGAGCATGACTTAGAAGATACATTTCGTGCCAGGAACGAAATTACAGTTATGCAATGGTGTAGGCAAAACTTTCCCCTTCATTGGGAGGGTCACCTAAAATGGTATGCCAAGCAGCAAGAGGATCCTTCCATAGAAATGTTCGCTATTCGTGCAAATGATGACGTATGCGATGATGAGTTAGTAGGGGTTTGCGGATTAACTGATATAGATAATCTAAACAGGCGAGCTGAGTTTAGCTGTTACATAATTCCTTCGTATCAAAGAAATGGCTACTGCACTAAAGCTTTGATAAAGTTGTTCTATTACGGTTTCAACAGATTGAATCTAAATATAATCTGGGGAGAGACCTTTGAAAGAAATCCAGCTTTTAACCTGTTTGTCAATAAGCTTCGTATGAAGCATGAAGGAACTAGAAGAATGTTCTACTTCAAGGACGGCGAATATCTGGACGCTAATTTAGTTTCTTTAACGAGGAAAGAATGGAAAATCAGGGATATCTATCGATCATAATTTTGGAAATTTGTCAGGTATTGATGGTAGGTACGTTGATATACATAACATATCGACGTACCATTCCCTTCTATAAGCCTAATAGACATAGGGAAAAACAACCAATTGCTGAATTGCATACTCCATCCGGAACATTTACAATAAAAGATGAACACAAAACAAAAGTAAAAGCCTTTAGTGACGAAGACATATGGAATAAGTTGAATGAACGTCGAGATTCTAGTAGCGATTATAACAGGTATTAGTGGTTTATTTTTATTCATATTCAAGCTTCTAATAGCTAAGCTACAGCAAGAATTTCGTACATTTGAGACTAACTTAAACGACTTTCAGAAAGAGATTTCTGCAAAGATCAATTCTATCGACAAAAGTTTAGCGGTAAAATCAAATATTATCGAATACTTGGAAAGAGAAGTCGAAGAAGTAAAGCGTAAGCTTAATGAGTGTAAACATTGTAACACAAAGGATTGAGTTATGAGCAAGTTAGGAATCAATGAAACCAAAGACATTATTCGTTTAGTGGATCATCTTGTGGACAAGGTGAAGGAATCTTTCGACAAGGACGGCAAGGTAGATAAGGAAGATCTTATCAAGGCCATATTAGGTGAACCAGGCGTCGTTTTTAAGGCAGTATGGGGCTCATGGGACGTAGAGGCTGAGCTGAAGGATTTGGAAGAATCTGAGGTAAAAGAAATGGTAGAAATGCTACTTCCTATCGTTAAAAAGATTGCCGATTTATACGTTTGACAAGTCACGGACGACTTGTTAGATAGGCTTTGCACGAAGCGCATATTTATCGAATATGTTTCCTTTAGGAAATAGATGCTCTCCCCTTTATTGGGGTTTTTTTTTGTTATATACTCTTATTAAGATGAAACGAATTGATTTCCCGTGATAGTCATAGCGGGATTTTTTTTATATAATTCTGTCATTGTTTTTGATGGGACTTCTGGTTTTGGGAGTTTTATCTTTTAACACCAGAAAAATTGCATTATGACTTCATCGGTGGGAGAAAAGCCCATTTTTTTTTGTTAAAATAGGCTTTGTGTGAAACATAAAGGTTATCTCGGCTAGGTTATTATGATTTGCCTAGCTTTTTTTTATCCATAGCCATCTCCATCTCCATCGCCATCGCCATAGCCATCGCCATATCCATATCCATAGCCATCGCCAGAGCCATCGCCATAGCCATAGCCATAGCCATAGCCAGAGCCAGAGCCAGAGCCATAGCCAGAGCCATCGCCAGAGCCATCGCCATAGCCAGAGCCATCGCCATAGCCATTGCCTTCTCCTGAATTTAATCGTTCCATACTGGCTCCAATAATTTAGCGGAATGTTCTGTTACTGGCATGATTTCGATTGCTTCCGTTAAAATAACCTCTGATACTGGCTTTGAAATTCTAGTGTATTCTGCTCTATTAACTCCATAGGTTGCGACTTCTCTAAGAGTATTAGCTCCTCTCCATCGATATATGATCGACGCATTTCTAAGTTTTACTTCCTTACCTTCCCTTGACACTAATTCTCCTACGTGAACACCAGCGGAATATGTCCTTACCAATGTTAAATCGCTTTGCTTTTTTAATGGTGCATACTCAACACCGTTGATTGTAATCTTTTCCATTTTAATTCCTTCATTAAATTAGTTATATACCGTCACCGTAACCGTTACCGCAACCGTCACCGTCACCGTTACCGTTACCGCAACCGTCACCGTCACCGAAACCGCAACCGTAACCGTTACCGTAACCATCACCGTCACCGCAACCGTTACCGTCACCGCAACCGTTACCGTCACCGCAACCGTTACCGTCACCGTCACCGTCACCGTCACCGTCACCGTCACCGTTACCGCAACCGTCACCGTCACCGTCACCGCAACCGTTACCGTAACCATCACCGTCACCGAAACCGCAACCGTAACCGTCATTAGCTGTCATATCAATCTCCATAACTAAATATTATTCCATATCCATATTTCCTAAATATTCAGAACTTTCCATTTTATTGCTCCATTTCTTGCCCTGGAATCAATTGATCCAGTATAGTGTTAGTAGATCTTTTAGGTCCATTGTGTTTCTGCTGCATAATACGAGGATCCTCTTTTTGGGGCTCCTCTATTTTTTCAGTGACCTTCTCAGGTTCTATCACGATAGTTGGTGGCTGCTCTATTTCGTCTCTTGTATGAGCTGTCACTGTCAAAACATCAGGAAACATAATTCTACATGCCCTAGCTACAGCTCTCCATAGGAGCATATCTGCCGGATAGTTTTTCCAGTTATCCTTTCCCGTAAGCCCAGCGGCTTTGGCTTGCTCTATGGTGAAGGTAAATATGCCATGACTTTCTTTATCTCTGCCAAGATGGATTTCTGCAATCTCTGGAGTATTCTTAGCTACTCTGTAATAGGCAGTAGGATATTTTTTTAGCACTAATGAGAGCATTAGCTTAGCTTCCAGTGTAGGCTTTCCCTTGATTACAGATATGTTGTTGATAGCGGTCATTGGAGCAAGTCCTAGTTCTTTACCCATTAATACGATAGTTGCCGCTTTCTCAACCGTATTGATAGATGTAGGCAAAAAGCCTGACTTAACCATAATCTGGCATTGCTTCCAGGTTAGTTGCCATTGGTTATCGTCCAACAAAAACTGCTTTTCATAGGTCACTAATTCTTTAGTCATTTTCCTTTTCTCCTTTAAACTTCTCTTCGTACTTTTGAATGGTTTGTTGCATATTGATTACTGGAAAGTCTCGATACTCGAAACCTCCCCCCAGTTTTTCGTCATCTATGACAAGAAATCCTCGCTGTAACCAATCATAGATACAGGTATAAGCGTTCTTGAACCACTTGGATGTAGTAAGAATAGACTTACCATCCAAGCCATAGATTAGCTTTGGCCTACACCATTTCTCGGTTTTTCCTTCATACTTAGGACGTTTCATCTTAAGTTTAGGAATAGGAGTAGCTTTTTTTCGGTATACTCTTATGTTCATTTATTAACCCTCGATTTTATTGAATAGGTTTCTTCTAGCCGTAACCAGCTAGGAGAGTCGCATACGTTTCTTAGTCTTTGTTTAATAGCAGTCTTATCCCATTCGTAGGTAACTTTTTGTCGCATTAACTCAGGGTAGATTCCAGCATTTTCTTCGTTAGCTTCTTTTTCAACAATAACTTTCTTGGACTTGGTTAATGCAACTTTCCACATAGTACCGTTGATTTCTGGAGTTTCGTTATTCTGTAATAGCATAGCGAGATATTGTTTCAAACGTTTCTCACTATTCTCAAGATACTTGGCCTGTTGAATTAAGGCTTGTCCTCTTGCTTTTAAGGCGCTAGCTCTATCCTTCATATACTGGGATAGTTCTACATAACCATCTATCTTATCCTTCAAACCGTTAAAGACTATGCCTAGTTCTTCAGGGTTTAACTCGATTAGGCCATCTTCTAAGTCTCTTACTACCTGTAAGTATCCTGCTAACGTTACGTTTTTCTTTTCTTCAGTCATTGATTATTCTCCATTTCATCTAGCCAAATTTCTGTTAAATATTTCCTTACTACATGGTTTTGTATATATCGGGATTGATCAAAATTACCGCTAAAAACACCACCAATTTGATCGCCCATAACCATACTTTCTAAGTATCTTTTTTGACGTATTTTAAACCTTTTTTTCATTTCTATAAAAGCTTCCATTAATTCATCGTCATCTAGTTCAGTCATCGTGATTCTCCTTGGTCTATCGATACGGTAAATAAAGTCCAAAACTTCTCGTGCAAAGCATGAATCTTAGTCTGTAGTTCTAGGATTTCATCGGATATTGACCCAAGTTCATCCAGCATTTCCTTAAATTTCATTGCGTTATTGTCCATTTCATTTACTCCAATTCGTCAAATATTAACAATTTGTCCCAGTCCTGACGTATGTCGTCCTGAACCTGCGACCTATAGCTCGGCCAATTCATCCGGCAAGCTTTGAAACCTTGTCTAATTCTTTCTGTGATTCTTTCGCCAAATTTGGCGGTTATGTCTCCGCTATCTATATCGCTCGAGATAAAAGTAGGTTTGCCGTTACCGTAGCGATAGTCGAGTACCTGTTGGAAATTACCAGGACCGTACTTGGTCATTTCAAAAGCCCCCAGGTCATCTATGAAAAGGCCCATTGGATCCATGTATTTCTGCTTGATAATGGCGGTCTCTTTGTAGTAGAGGGTAAAGTCTTGCATTAGTCGTCCCATCGGGTAAAACGCACAAGGGAACTTCTTGTCATCGTGTAGATTCTGCAACAAAGCCTTGAGCAAATGTGTTTTGCCCGTTCCCTTATCTCCAATGAAGATAATACCGTATGGTTTAGTTATATCGTACCGCTGTAGCTTCATCATAGTATCTTTGAAGTGCATATTCTTGCTGTTAAGCTTAAACGTATCAAATGTGAAATACTCTCTATCCCTGCTATTGATACCCGTATTGTAAAACTTAGCTCTCATACTTAGATCTAATAGTTCTTCTCTGTATCGATTCAAATCGGAATGGTCATTGAAAGTCTCGACAAATCTGTCACGTTCTTCCTGACTACAAGTGAGATACTTAGAGAAACGATCGATGAAGTTATCCCCAGAGCTGTTGGTTGTAGAACCTAAGCTGGTTTTTCTGATAGCGTTTACGAATACTTCTGTTTCGGTCAATGGTTGATTAGTCATGTTATACCTCAAAACGGTTGTTCGTTATTCTCCTTTGAAATCTGCAAAGATTGCCTGATTCTTCTAGCTTCATCTAAGTTGGATATCGTATGGAACTTCTTATCTGCAAAGTAGGCTCCACTTTTCATTTCAGCGTTCAACTTATTAAGATCTCTCTCGAACAATTCCAGGCAATATCCTGACCGGACGTAAAATGCTTCGGTGTGGTCGAAGTAAAAATCCACGAGAAGGGGTCTATCGTCCACGGGAATCGCCGAAACGAGTCGTTTGCATATCGAGTTACTCTTTGCGTTCCTAATCGGCTCAGAATTGAATTTACGGCGATATGCTTCAGTCCACTTATCCCAGAATAATGAACCTTCAGTCTTTTTCTTTTCCTTCATTGAAGATGAACACTTCTTTTTTTCAGGAACGGAAGTCTCACTTTCGTTAACAGAATACGTAGTATTC